TCGAAACCTACTTGGGAGACACATTACTGTGTTCATAAACAGATCGAAATAAGAAATTATCTTCGTTTTGGTAGAAGATGGCGGACCAAAAGGAATAAGAGTTGGAAGTCCGAACGCGTCTATTAACCCTTGTATAACTAAGTTATACCTGGAACCATCTTGAAAAGATGATAACGCAACTCCTGAGATATCATTGTGGTAGAATGTAAGTTTCTTAGCAAATTCATAAAACTTTTCAGATTTATGAGTCTTTTGCACAGAATAGCTTACCCCAAGGACATCAAGCAACTGCATGTATTTATCTGCAACGTCATCATTACTGATGACTAGGTCATCGCCTAACAGTATGTACTGATTGCTAATCGGTACTCCTGCCAATCGGTGGCTCACATAGACAAGAAAGTGATGAGCTATTGTGAAGCTAGGCCATGAAGAGTAGGCACCCATAGGGTTACCAACTTCATATTTAACTTTGCCACTTCTGGGTCTTGGTAGATCCATTGTGGATCCCCCTGATTTCTTAGGGAGATCAAAGTCGTATCCGACCATAATATCCTTCCAAGCCTTGATCTGAGACGTCGGAAATCTCCAACTTAATACCAACTCAATAATATCCAGTGGAAACCTATCCGTAGCATTGGAGAGGTCAACTGAATAGTAATGATTAGCTGGCTGGCTGAGAAACGTTCTTCCCTCATTTTGATTAAAAGTGAAGTCATTTTCTATCTTCCTTAAAATCCTAAACAACTCCTTATGGAGTGGTTTGAGGGCAGCCTGAGAAAAGTAATCCAAGATAGCGACTATTCGGGTCTTATCCTCTTTATCGGGGAAAAAGGCAAGCCTCCTAAACTTTGGTTTAGGGTTCTTACGTGGAATAAAAGTTCGTAAAAAGGGCAGATTAGATTTTAAGAGAAGGATTGAATCAGCAAGTTTATCACCTGCTAATTCTCGGATGGAATCTATGAGTGAAGCTGGCAAAGCTTCACAGTCGTCTAACGAGGTAAGAAGAGCATGACCGTTTGGTCCGCTCTTACTAGTAAAATGGAATTCAGCAAATTGGAGAACCTCCTTCGTTACCACAGGTCGTTCAAAACCTAAATGGCGCCAGAAATCCTTAACATAAAAGGAAAGAGCTGAGTTGACCATATGGGGCGAGAACTCCAGTGTGGAGGGCGCGGTGATGGGACCCAACTTGTAAACATTTCCAGCAGTAAGCCACCTTGTTGAAGTAAATAAGGAATTCAAGAGCCTGAGTTTCTCAGGATTGAAGGATTCTATTAAACTTCTCAGATGGGTTATTTCACTAGGGAGACCTTTTTCAGATCGTCCTTTGATTGTACCGGGAACTACCCCTGAAGACAAATAAGAATAGAAAGAGGTCCTATTTGCCTTATTCCACATGATACCTCGCTTGAGGCCATGTGTACTCAGAATGTGCCTCAACCTCACAATATACTTACGTAAGGATGTTACTTCTGAAGGTGATAATTTCTCATTTTCGAGAGTATCACCCAACCAATGCATCGAACGATAGAGGTAGGTTATGAATTTATCTACCATACGTTTCTCCTTAAGTTGGCGGCTGATACGATACTTGCCTTTTTTAGGTTGTTTTCGTTCAGTCTTAATCGCCTTTAAGTCTACAGTAGAGTAAAAACATGAAGGACTACGTCCTTCTAACATAGTCATATCTCTGATTTGTGTTATAATCATACAATGGATGGTTTAATGGCAAACAGCGCTTCGGATTCCTTCAACACCTTTTGGTCGACCAGTGCAACACTGGTGCAGCAGTCGAATTCCTC